TCAGCGCCGCCCGCCCTCGAACGGCATGAAACCCGAATCGAGCTTGGTCTCGATCCGCAGCAGATGGTCGGTCAGGCGCTGTTCCACGTCCTTGAGCGTCGCGAAGGAGACATAGGTCTTCGCGACCTCCAGCTTGTAGGCGGCAAGGCTCTCGCGCACCTGCGCCTGGGCCTCCTCGGCCCGGCTGCGCAGATCGTCCAGCGCGCTGTCGGCATCCTTGCGCACCCGCGCGATCAGCCAGAACAGCCCGCCCATCGCCGGCAGCTCGACAGCGGTGATCCACCAGGCGAGATCCAGGCCTCCAGTCAGGGCATCATGCATCGGGGTCTCCCGTTCGTGTGGTGAGGAATCGACTCAAAGCTCCCAATCCGCTTCCGCCATCACCGCACCCGCACCGCGCCAGTCGGCGCGGCGGTCGGACGGGGCGGTGCTGCGGTCGAAGCGGAAGGGTTCGGCGCCCAGGCAGCCGGCCACCGCGTCCAGCCCGTCGTCGGGACCGCGATAGCGGCCGTCCGGACGCCAGTCGCGCATCTCGCGGATGAACGACGTTTCCCAGACCTGCCGGTGGGCCAGCAGGCGGCGGTCGGCCAGCAGCGCGTCGAAGGCTTCCAAAATGCGGCGGACCTTGGGCGTGTGGCTGAACTCCTCCACCACCCCGGCGGCCAGCCGGTCGTTGCGCAGCCGTTCGCGTAACAGTCCGGGCAGGAAGCGGCCGATGCCGTTGATCTCGATGTGGACCGCCGGCAGATGGTTGTCGGCCAAAAAGCGGGAGACCTGCCGGCATTGCTGGTCGGCCTCCGTCTCCGGCGCCTTGGGATCGACGGCGAGATACCGCACCCGGTGCAGGTAGAGGCGTTTGTCCTCCCCGGCGAACACCGCGGCGACCACGCTGCCGTCGCCGCTCTTCACCCTGCCGTCGCCCTCCCCCACCGGCCGGGCGAAGGCCGGGTCCCACCAGCAGGTGGCTGACACCAGCTTCACCCCGTCCAGCGTCAGCACCGCGCGGCCCAGCGCCTCGCGATACTCCAGCTCCGCGTCGTAGCGGCCGAGATTGTCGACATTCAGCACCCCATCAGTGATGCTGACCGGGCGCAGCAGCATCTGGCTGGTGAATTTGTTGGGACCGGTGAATTTACGGATGCGGGCGACATGCGCCTCGCCGAAGCGCTCCTTCCAGGCGTAGGTGCGCTTGCCCTGCTCATCCTCGGTGTAGACCGGCAGGACCTTCCGCTCGAACCCGTCGAGAAAGGGCGGGCTGCCGTCGTCGGTCTCCTCGGCATAGAGGCTGTCCTGCGCATGCGGCGTGCCGACATAGAGCTGCGCCCCGCCCGGCACCAGCACATACTCCAGTTCCGACAGTCGCTCGCGCAATGCCGCGCGCTTCACCGCGGTGTCGGCGTTGCGCGGCACCTCCACGTCGTCGCAGATCACCACGTCGGCGCGGCTGCCGGTGATGTTGCCGCCGATGCCGGCCGCTGCCATCGACGGGTCGCGCAACTCCATCGGCCGCACCACGGTGAAGCGGTCGGCCGCCCACTGGTCGCGCTCCTTGCTCGGCGGCTTCAGATGGCTGCAGCCGGGATGACGTTCCAGGATGCGCTTGACGTTGCGCACCATCTTCATCGCCAGCCTCAGGTCGGCGGCCAGCACCAGCAGCCGGCGGTTGGGATCGCGCAGCAGCAGCCAGGCCGCGAACAGCCCGACCAGCGTCGATTTGCCCGACCCGCGGAAGGCCATCAGCAGCATCCGCCGGTTCGGCCCGGCCATATGCTTTTCCAGCCAGCCCGCCATATCCGCGTGGTGGGCGGGGGTCTTCAACTCGACCATCCCGTTCCAGCCCTGGACGAAGCCGGCGAAGCTGTCGTCGTCCTTCCCCGTCATGGATTCCGCCCCAGGATGTGCCAGCCGGCGCCATTCGACATCGCCGTCACCGCATGGCCCTGCGCGATCAGCGCGATGGCTTCGCTGTCCGGTCCGCCGCCACCAACCTGGGTGACGGTGACGCGGTTGCCGCCGGTGTCGGACTTCTTGACGGTGACCGTCCGCCCGACCGCATGCGCGGCCGACGGCGCCGGCAGCCGCACCTCCACCGCCCCGCTCCAGGCGCTGACCAGATAAAGCTGCTGGTTCAGGTCCGGCTCGAACAGGCCGGGGGTGTCGTGATAGTGGGCGTTGCCGGGCTGGCTATTCCCGGCGACGATCCACCAGCCGGCGCCGTTCGACACCAGCGTGACGAAGTCGTACCGGTTGCCGAGCGACAGCGTCCGCCCATCCGGCCCCGGCCCGCCGGTCTCGGTCACCGTCAACGGGTTGGTCGATGCATCGGTGCGCTTGATCGTCACCGCATGGCCGTTGGCGTCCCCGGCCTTGGGTAGCCGCAACTCCACCGCCCCGCCATAGGCGCTGGCCAGATAGACCGAGCTGGTCAGGTCCAGCGCCACCACCCCGCCGGTGGCCGGCTCCACATACTCCGTGTCATAGCGCAGAGCCTCCACCACCAGTTCGGTGACGCGGCTGCGCTGGAGCCGGTTCTTCTCCGGATAGCCGGCATTGACCGCCGTATACTGCCCGCCCGACCGGTCGAGGATCGCCGGCCCGGCGGCGGCGGAGAACAGGTTGACGATCGCCGTCTCCACCGACCCGGCATCCAGCTGCAGGTTCGGCAGGGCGCCCAGCGACTCGGCATAGAAATTCACGATCAGCGTCTTGTCGGTGACGGCGCCGACGCGGAAACAGGCCTCCGCCTGCGGCCACAGATTGGCCTCACAGTCGAAGAAGGAGTTGTTGAAGCGCCCCTGCTCGACAAGGAAACCGCAGCCGGTCATCGGCGCCGACAGCGAATAGACCCGCACGGCGTGGAATCGGTTGGCGTTCGGCGTGTCGCCCGCCCCCGTCCGCGTCAGCCACACCCCATGGCGCGACGGCCGCGCCACCAGCACGCGGGCGATGTTGTTCCAATAGCAGGGCAGGTTCGGGTCGATGTAGCCGTCGAACAGCAGCCCCACCTCCGGCTCCCACAGGGTCAGATCGGTCAGGCTGTTCTGCACGCAAGGCCCATCGCGCCCGAACAGCCGCACCCCCGCCTTTCCCTGTTCCAGCCGCAGGCCCGACAGGGTGGCGTAGCCGTCCGGCAGATGGATCAGGTCGAAGCCGTTGGATGCGCCCCGGATGACCGACGCCTGCCCCGCCCCGTACAGCGTCTGCCCATGGCCGAGCGTCAGCGTGTTGGCGATGTGGTAGGTCCCCGGCGGCACGAACACCGCGCGGGCGGAGGTCAGCGCCGCCTGCAGGGCCAGCGTGTCGTCGACCAGCCCGTCGCCCACCGCGCCGAAATCCTTCACCGACGCGAGGTCGGCCAGCTTGTCGCGCACCGGCCGGGCGGTGGCCCCGGGGCCCGGCGGCACATAGGTCGCCAGCGCCTCCTCGTCCACCGGCGGGCGGACGGTGGGATTGCCGGCGCTGTCGAAGGCCAGCAGCTTGCCCTGGCGCAAGGCCCGCTCCGGCAGCAGTGGCGAGGCCGGCAGGTCGCTGTCGCCATAGCGCAGCATCAGCTCCTGGTCGCCCGCCACCTGCTGCAGCATCGCCGTCAGCCGGTCCAGTTCGCCATTGAGGGCGGAGGCCGGCAGCGGTCCGCTCTCGCCGAAATCGCTGCGCCGTTCGATCGGTAGCCGGCGGCGCAGCAGCACGACCGTCCCCTCCGCCGGAGCGACGGCAAAAGTCACCGCCCCGCCTGCGGTAGCACCGGCTCCGCCGATCGCATAGCCGGTGCTTTGCAGGGCGGCGCCCAGGAAGACCTGCAGATCCTCGTCGGCGAAGATCGGGAACGGGTAGGTGAAGACCCGCTGCATGCCGTCGGCGAGATACTGCACGCGCGGGGTCCCGCGCGGAATGAGAAGCGACGTGGTCATCGGGGGGTCTCCGGTTGATGGAGCCGTTCCTCAGAAGAACTTGCTCATGTACTCCAGCCGTTGACGGTCGGCGAGTTGCGACAACTCCAGCAGGTTGCGGCGCTTGGCCTCGTCCAGGCTCTGCTGGATGGCGGCGCGCTTCAACTGGTCGGTCGCCTGGGCATCCTTGCGCTCGGTCTCGCTGGAGTTGGTCAACCCCAGCAGGATCGCCTCGCCCGAACCGTCCTGCGCGGTGACGCCCCGTGCGCCCAGCCCGGCGCGAGTCTTGCTGACCGCCTGCCGCAACGCCGCCAGCCGGCGCTGTTCGGCGGCGTCCGCCGCGGCGGTCAGCTGGGCCAGCTGGGTCTGCGCGTCGGTTTCCTTGGCGCGGACCGCCTCCTCCTGGCTGGCGCGCAGCTGGGCCAGCGTCTGTTCCTGGGATCCGCGGTAATCCTCCATCTCCTTGGCCCGCGCCGCCGCCGCAGCCGCAGCGGCGGCCTCGTCCTTCTGACGTTGGAGTTCTTCCTCCCGTTGCCGCAACTCGGCGTCATGGCTCCACTGGCGGGCCTGTGCCTCGGCCTCCAGCTGGGCCTGCTGCTGGCGGGCGGCGGCGGCGGCCTGGGCACTGCGTTCGGCCGCCGCCGCTTCCTCGCGGTATTTCTGCTCCAGCGCCGCCTGGGCGGCGGCAGCCTGCGCCGCGTCCTGCTGGCGCTTGTACTCAAGCTCGGCAGCGGCTTGCTGGGCTGCGGCCTGTTGCGCGGCGGCGCTGGACTGGCCGGCGCCGGCGTTGCGCACGGTGCCGATGACGGAGTTCGCCAGCGGCAGCGCCGTGGTCACGAGGGGAGTGATTCCACCCATCAGTCATTCACCTTCAGTTCCATGGTCACGGAAAGCAGCGTGAAGGGCAGTGGCGCATCCTGTTCGATGCGCCACAGCGGGACGTCGGTGTCATAGCGCCAGCCGAGCGCCCGCAACCGGCGGTCGCCGGACACGCGCGGCGGCACCCCGCCTGCCGGTTGCGGCCCCAGCCGGTGAAGCGGAAGTTCCTGCAACCCGCGCCCCAGATCGACACGCAGCGCCGCCGTCTCCTCCAGCCGGAAGGTGACGGCGACCAGCCGGACGATGTCGGCCCCGGTCGCCTGCCCCAGCAGGTTGGGCGGCAGCGGCTCGATCCGGTGGGTGTAGGGCAACCCGATCTCGACCTTGCGCGCCGGCGGGTCGAGCGTGACGCTGCCGGCCTGCACCGTGGCGGGGTTGCGGATCACCCCATCAGCGACGATGGCGACCGTCCGCCCCTCCAGATGCGCCAGCCCGCCCCACACTGCGGTTGCCTCACCCCTTTCGCCGGTGATCGCGGCATCGAGGTTCAGCGCGTCGTCGAACCTCTCGACGGTCCAGACGCCGCGCCGTTCCACCAGCGCATAAACCTCGTCCCCCACCGCGGCGACGGAGCGCACCGCCCCGTCGGTCTCCAGCAGGGTCCAGGCGGTGACATTCTCCGCCCGGTAGGCGGTCAGCGCCCCCAGCGTGCCGTCCTCCATCGCCACGAACAGCAGCCGGCGGTTCTGGTCGTAATCCTGGTCGCGTGGGCTGGCCACCAGATGGCGGGCCAACAGCGCCAGATCGTTGGCCTGATAGGCCGCTTCGGTGTCGGTATAGAGGAACTCGCGGATTTCGCGCCGGTTGCGCGGCACGAACAGCGTCGCCCCCTCGACATCGCGCGGCGGGATTGCACGGTCCATCGGCGAGCCGATGCGCGTCTGCCGGTTGACCTGCATGCTCTGCGGGGTTAGCGGGTCGCCGGTCACCATATATTCGGCGCCGGAGGTGAAGACCTGCAGATGCCGGCCGGAGAAGACGGCACGCACCGCGTTGACCTGATCGGACAGGATACCGAACTCGATGGCCTGATCGTCCAGCCCCTCGCCCAGGTCGAAGTTCCAGATCTGGGCGGAGCGCGACAGCCACAGCCGGTTGGGCAGGTCGCGCGACCCGCCGATCACCAACCGGTCCTGATGGAAGGCCGCCGACACCGGCCAGCCGCGCAATGCCGAGAAGGCCTGCTCCTCCCATTGCGTCGTCGGCTGGGTGTCGGCCAATGCCTCCTTGACCGTCGCGTTGACCTGCGTTGCCGACACCACGCCGGTCACCTGCAACTGCTTGCCTTTGATGCGGATGCGGGTGCCGTCGTGGCGGGGGTCGAACACCGGGGCCGAGGCGGTGACGCTGATCGCCCCGCTGGTGCCGGACGGCGTCACCGTCACCGCCGGATCACCGAAGCGGTGGAAGGGCGTGCGCAGCAACTCCCCCTCGACGGCGAAGGCCCACTCCGCCAGCGTCCATGCCCCATCGTCGCCGCGCGTCAGCTTGCGCGGCGGCAGGTCGGGGTGGCAGACCAGCAGCGTGTCGGCGCTCTGCGTCCAGGTGATCTGCGCCAGTTGCGTCAACGTCCAGGGTGCGGCAACCGAGGCCAGCTTGGTGCCACCCTGGAACACGTCGATCCAGCCGTCGGTGAAGACCAGCAGATAGGTCTGCTCGGCATTGCGCTCGAACGCCACCAGCCGGCCGTCGCCACGGGCCAGCGCGGTGAAGGCCAGCCCCGACCGCCGCGTTACCCCGCCGGTCGGATCGATGAACAGGTTGCGCAGCGCCAGCGCGCCGTTGTCATAGGCCTTGAGATCGCCGCGCCCGAGCAGGCGGCGCGACACCTCGCCGGCGGTGAAGTTGGTCTTGACCTGATGCAACCGTCCCATCAGGCCCTCGCGTCGATCAGGGTGAAGTCCTCGAAGCCGGGCTGGCTGTCCTGCTGGGCGTCGATCTGGCGGGCGCGGCGGAACTCGCTCTCGGCCAGTTGGGCCAGCAGCTCCGCCCGCGTCGAGCTTTCGGTCAGCGGAATGCAGAACTCGGCGGCGAGCCGGGCGATCAGCGCCTGATCGAAAAAGGCGGGAAACTCCTCCTCCGCCGGGCGGCCGATGTAGGACAGGGTGACGGCGCCGGCATCGCACAGCAGCGTCCGTCCGATGATGCGATAGGACAGGCCGCGCCCCCGCCCATCGCCTCCCGCCCCCAGCGCCCGCAGGAAATCGGCCGGCAGCTGGAAGGCGCAGGCATAATCGGCGACCGGCGGCTCGGCCAGCCGCGGCAGCGTCGCCTGCACGCTGGCGAAGCTCCAGGCATTGGCCGACAACAGCGCGTCGCGCGTCGGTGCATAGAGGGCGGAGGCCACCTCCGCCTCGGCGGAGCCGTCGTCGAAGGAAGCGATGGCGGTGGCGCCGAGCTTGATCAGCGCCCGTCCGCACAGGCCGATGGCGGTCAGGGCCATGGACGGGTCTCCCTTTCCAGGGTTCCGGGAAGGCGCCGCGCTCTATGGTCGAGGTGCGGCGCCCTCCCCCTTCGGCGGATCAGTCGCTGTTGGCGCTGCCGAACGGCGTCAGGTTGGCGACATCCACCGCCCCGTTGGCGCTGGCCGCCACCACCAGCACGCCGGTGGCCGGCGTGGCGCCGCCGACCGCGCAGTTGGCCAGCAGCATGTCGCCCACCCGCAGCAGGTCGGCCGCGCCGTTGAAATAGCCGGCGGTGTCGACGTCGGTCGCCGCATCGGCCGTGGTGTAGTGCCAGAGCGTGAAGCCGTTCGCATAGGCGAGCACGCTCAAATCCTTGGACGCATAGGCCATGGATCGAAGTCTCCGGATTTTAATGGGAAAAATGCCCTCTCCCGCCCTGGGAGAGGGAGGGGACCCGCGCAACGCGCGGGGAGGGTGAGGGGTAAGGCAAGGGTCCGGAACCGCATGGCTCCTTGGATCACCCCTCACCCTTCCCATGCTCCGCATGGGCCCCTTCCCTCTCCCGGGACGGGAGAGGGAAATTCACCCCCCGCTCAGCTCTCCAGGCAGCGCAGGGTGACCACGCCGGTGGTGTCGATCAGCGCGGCGCCCTGGCTCATCATGTTGTTGACGAAATGCGCCGCGCGGTCGCCGTGCCAGGTGATGTCGGTCTTCACGTCGGCGCCCGCCGCGTGGCCGACCGCCGTCTTGTGGTACCAGTGGCAGAGTCGCACGCCGCCGTTCAGCGTCAGGCCGGAATGCGGCAGCCACAGCGTGCCGAGCCAGCGCTTGGCCTGGGTGCCGCGCCAGGGCAGTTCGTCGGTGCCGACATAATCGGAGCTGGCGAACTCCTCGATGCCCAGCAGCTGGCTCCACTGCTTCCAGCCGACGACGGCATAGCGCTGGCCGTCATCCGGCACGTCGGCCTCGCCCATCATCTCGAAGGCGGCCAGGATCTTGGCCTTGGTCAGCCCGTCGGCGGCGCTGCCGGCATAGTTGACGGACTTGTTCAGCTCGGCGATCAGCAGCTCGTCGGTCTTGCGGCCCAGCGCGTAGGCGCCGGCATTGGCGATGATCTGCCGCTCGTCGATGTTGGTCTTCAGCTCGTCCAGCCGGTCGACCCAGTCGCCGGCATAGAAATCGTACAGCGCGCATTCCACCGGCGTGTGGTCCAGGTTCATCACCGGAACCGCGCCGTGGCGCGACTTGGTGGAGGCGGCGCCCTTGCCCACCTTCTGGAAGACGGTGGAGGCGCCCTGCACATTGTTCTTGCTGCGCACCGTGTTGCGCAGCTTGGATCCCATGCGCTGATAGGCCTCGTGGACCTCGCGCTCGAACTGCTTGACGAAAGCCTGGGCGATGCTGGTCGACAT